TAGTTCAGATACATCGACTGTTCTTGCTTCTGCTACTATGCAGTTATCTGCAACGTCACAAACCGTTGCCGGCGAATCGCCATAATAAATACTATTTTAAAGAGAATATAAATGGCAATCAAAGCAAACTTAGATATTGATCAAGGAAGTACATTTCAAACAACGATCAATGTCACAGATGAAAACGATGATATTGTCAATCTGACCGGTTATACCGGTGTTGCCCAAATGCGTAAGCATTACACATCTTCTACTTCTTATTCGTTTACTGTATCAATTTCTCCAGTAATCGGCACGGTCACGTTGTCATTGACTGCCAATGCAACAGCAAATGTTGTTGCTGGACGTTATGTATATGACTGTGAATTGACCGATTCAAATGGTACTGTTACTAGACTGGTTGAAGGAATTGCAACTGTTACACCACAGGTGACCAGATGACATTAAATGCTAAGATTAACAGAGAAAACAAATTCACTGTTAAAGTGGATATCAACGCATCGGCCATTAATCAGACCACACTAACTGTGAAAAAGGCGAGTCCGAACGAAGTGATAGTCGCCATCAATCTCCCCGCCTGAGAACATCCCAGACTTGTTTTCAAATCCAATAGATTCTAGATATTCAATGACTTCTTGTGCTTTAGGAGCACCTTTGTTGTAATCAACGTACTGCATCTCTAGAATAATATTATCACATTGCTCAAGTACTTTGGTTGCACCCTTTAGAATATTTAACTCGGATCCTTGTACATCCATCTTGATTAAATCAGGTTGTTTGAAACCAAAACTCTCAACAATAGTATCTAATTTGCCAGTATACTTCTGAACAGGCTTACTATATAGTTGATCGGCGAGCGGACTTAGTTTATTATTTTCTTTATATACAGAATTGCCGGCAGGGTTTTCTGTGTTTTCCCAGAACTCAACTAATTTACCATCTTCACTTCCAAGTACTCCACATGCATATCCCATGCGTTCTTCTTCATAAATGAACTTAGCAGCATCCATTGCATCAAATGCAACATAGGTAGCATCTGGCCAAACGGTTTTGGCTTTATCTGTCCAATGAAGAACACATGCACCAATGTCGTAAATAACCTTTGGTTCAAAGCCTCCATGCTTTAGTTTCTTTAAATATTCAACATGTTCTTGCGGGAACAAATCCATTTTACGAAGCTCCCGTAGGCGGGTACGTTCGGGAGACTCAGCTGAGATTGCAGGTAGTTCTGGGGTGTATATTTTAGTTCCCACGTGCCCGCATACAATTGATGTATCACACCAAATAGTATGTCCTTTTTCTCTGGCCTTCTTACAGAAGTCTAGATCTTCACTAAATGTGTTAGCATGATCTAATGCCTGATGATATACAAACTGAGGATAACCTACACCAGCAAGTGCTTCTTTCTTAACAAGCACACAACCAAATCCACTTCCACCAATCTCAATCAATCCTCTGTTAACAAGATTTTCGTATGGAATATGACGGAAGTTGTGATCGTAAATCTCAATTGTCTGTGGTTCTAGACGTTGGCGATAGATGCCAGACACGATTGATTTGTCAGCAGCTAATAGCTTTTGTAGTGTATCAGGTGCAAAGATCATATCATGGTCAACAGCAAAGAGATAGTCATACCCTTTAACAATCCAGTCAGCAATTAAGTTTCGAACTTGGTCAATTGCATATCCGTAGAAGTATTGGAAATGTGCCTTGTATCCGTCTGGAATAATCAAGTCATAGATTGATTTAAATGTATCTGCCTCAATATCATTCTTACATGGAATTGCAATTAAGATATTTTTAATTCTTGCTGGTTCCGGTTGAAATGCAGGAATAGGATTCCAATCAGCCCATTCGCAATATATTGCCTTCTCACGCTCAAACTGTTCTGGTGAAACCAAGGTTACAGTCGGATCTTTAACTGTTGCAGACCATTGCGTTTCAAAATCAATATTATAGATTAAGTAATTCTTCTTGTAATTTTGTAATGAACTGTGAAAGATAACATCATCACCAAAATTAATGAGTAGACCATCAGGAATTGGTACCCAGTTCTTTTTGTGCATGAACATCAACTGACCAAAACAATGAATGATCATCCCAGGTTGCCATTCAAGAAAGTCAATTGATCCATCGGTTTTAACCGGTTGACCCATTTTTGGATCACCATTAATAATGCCGAAAGCACCAGCATCAGATGCATACATCAGTGGCTCGATCTTATCAAATAACTTGGGATCAAATACAATATCGTCATTGATAATACACAGAAGATCGTAATTACTATTCTCTACACCAAGATTCCAAGCTGGATTGACACCAATGTTTTCATCCATCAATAACATATTAATCTTATCGTGTAATAGTAGACTCCATTCAGGCGTACGTACATGATCGTTATTAATAATAATCACTTCACCGACCAAAGGATGTTCGATTAGATTAGTCAATAGTTTCTCAGTAATATCTAGGCAACGCCACATTGTAGGAATGATGGCAGTGAACTTGGCAGACTTCTTTGCCAATACAGCATTAGCATTCTTAGTTTGTTCATCACCATTGATTTTATAGTCATTCAATGGGTTAAGATCGTTATAGTTGTACACAATATCTGATACACAGACAACCTTATCTGGGTCTGCGGCCTCGATCATTGCATAGAATACAGCAGTGTCACCACCGGCTTTCAGCCATTCAAGTGTTTCCGGATTTCTGAATGCATAGTTACCATTCCAACTCAAATGGTTTTTCATAAGTTGGGACTTGAATGTACGGAGGTGTGTGTACGGCATATTCCAGTTGAACTTATAGTCGCGGTATAGCTTATTTGCCTTGACTTCGGGTGGGTATTCCTGTGCAATTAAAGGAATATTGTCAGCCAAAGACCAACACGAACCATAAGTAAATTCTGCGCCTTCATTGTACAGATTGTTGTACATATGAAAGATATTAGGATCATTGACTAACCAGTCATCACCGTCAAGAAGCATGACAATATCATGACCACATTCATTCTGAATTGTGTTTACTTGATTCCAGACCGCTCCATGGTTTTCTAAGTTCAAATGGACCCTAAAGTTGTGTCGAATGTTTTCTGGAAGAGAATCAATACAGTCCATTGCAACTTTAACTGTATCATCTGTTGACGCATCATCAATAATATGCATCATATAGTTATAGTAGTCTTGTTGCGCAACTGATTCGATGCATCTAGCAATATACTTCTCAGCATTATATACTGGAGTGATAATAGTAATCGGCCAGAATGGCGATTGAACTGGCTCTGCTAGTTCTTCAAGATTCATGAACCGGCGGCCGAATACTTTGCGGACCTTATTATTGATTTTAATTACTTTACGATACTCTGCAACCGGCAAAAACTCGCCAAGCTTTTTATAAAAGTGTTGCTTCCATTGCAAAGCAACAGTATCCCACGTGCAAATATCTTTGATCTGGTTGCAAGCATACATCTTCTGCTGGTGCAGATACTTGTTAGCATGTACATATGACACCATATCAGTGAAACGCTGCTCCTGCACATCAGCTGGAATCCATGGGAATAGACCATTAGGTTCGATGGCATAAGGAATCTTATAACATGCCAGGTCGAATGCAGTTTCTTCTAGCGCACCGAATGTATTAGTAATCAAAGGAACATTATGAGCCATGGCTTCTAGTGCCGAGATGCCAAACGTTTCAGGGAAAGCCGCAGGATAAATCATATACGATGCATCAGTCAGGATATCAGAGATTTCCTTCTGAGTAATGATTCCAGTAAAGTTGATGTCATTACCATATTTGGCAACTAGATCCCGGTACTTCTGTTCTTGTTCGTCTGGCTGCGCGTTCTCACGGAACTTATAATAACCACCAATAACAGTCAACTTGGCTTCAGGATGGCGGCGCTTTACTTCTGGCCAGATCTTGGTTACAAGAGGAACCATCCCCTTGGTCACGGATGAGTTATAGACAAAAAGGTTCGGATCTTTCTTTGTAATGTCTACAAACTTCTTAGGCATATTGCCAATACCATTACGCGTCTGGAATACAAAGCGTTTAAGAACTTCAAAGTTCCTACGCTTACCATGGTCACAGTTGGTCACATAGTCAGTATGGAAGTCGGATAAAGTAAAGATCTCGTTGATGAAACCATCGAGCAAGAAGTTTTCTAGGTGAAGATCGCCATCGCAGAATGTATCGTGCATCCAAAGCACTTTATACCTGGAGTTCTGCTGGATGCGTGTGAAGTCTGGGAGACCGCCGATAAAGTTCTTGAACTCACCAATCATATGTCTAGGAGCAAATGCAGCAACTGATCGTGAACCAATCATTACATCAAACTTATCACAAGATTCAACAGTCTTTAGTGGTTGATACACAACACCATTGTATACACCGGATTTTGAGTCATCAGACGTGCAGTCATTAAAGACGGTAACATCAAATCCTAGTTTGGCCAATTCTTTTGACATAAGGATAACAGCAGATTCTGATCCACCAAGTCCACGCTTATCTAGCGTACTTCCATCATAAGTCAAACCAAGCGTATCAATAATTGCAATTTTCATAACTTCTCCATAAACCATTTTCATAAATATATCATAGTTTTAGACTAAAGTACACTAAATAGTATATTCAAAGATATATATCTGTATTTATTTGTAGTACGAATAAATACCTAGAATACTTGTAATTAAAAGAAGAATAAATGGCCAATGTAGTTTACACATCTACAAATACTTCTTCTCAGGCAATTGACACATTTGATTTGCCAACTGAGAAAATTATCAATTATAAAATCCATGTAGTAGCTGGTAATACTACCTATTACTCTACGCTTGATGTTACACATGATGGCATTCTGACATCAGAACAACAATACGCATTAGCAAAGAGTGGAATTACACCACTCGAATTGGTAGTATCTATTGCAAATAATGCCGGTATTGTTAATGTCACCCCTACTGTTATACCGACTATATTCAGTATTGAAAAGAACGTAGTGCAATGCAATCTGTACTCTGAGAATACTTTAAGCGGAAGAAATATTAAGACTACTGAAGGGGTAGGAATCTATTTCAGTGGTGCAAATAACATTACCATCAGACAATCTGACAATAACATTTTTACAGATGCAAACACATATGTCACATCAGGAGTGATGGGTCCGATCAAATCGATAGATAATTTGATCACATCATTGTCTCCTGTGAATGGAAACATTCTTGCTATAGATGGTGATTATCAAGTATTCATTTCTTCTGGTCAAAAAGACAATTGCCAAACACAGCAAGTAGAT